AGCAATCCGCTCCCCCATGTAACTGAAAGTGTGCCTGATGCCTTTGAGCTTGTTAACGTTCATCTAGATTTACCTTTCCTTTTCCTTTTCCTCTTACCTATTGCCTACCTGCTGTTGCTACCTAGAACCTAGAAACTAAAGACCCCCGGTCAGTGTGTTGATGACCTTGAAGTTGCAGAAGTCGAGGTTAGTCGTCCCCTGCGGAGCGCAGGTCAGCGTTACGCCCACAATCGAGTTGCCGTCCTTGTCGCCTAACGGCTGGAACTTGGACACGTACCCGGCTACATCGAAATAGACCGCCGGGGTAGCCGTAGCCGAGGCCCCGTTCAGCACCCGGACCCGTTTAGCCGCTTTGTTCTTCCAGTCGGCCCGTAACCCGATTGCGTTCGAGTTGTACTCCAGCACAAGGTCAAGCGTGGCTTCCGGTTTAGCTTGCCCGTCACTGGTCGGGTAAAGTACCCCGTCCTGAAATTGCTTGTGGTGGAAGCCGCTCTTTGGCTTCAAGCTAAACTCTCGGACGGTGGCGGTCAGTTGGGTTGTGCCAACCGTACCGGAGGCCGCGTCCATGAAGACCTTTGTCATGTTGGTCTGCAAAGGCGTTGCGGCCAGGGCGGTTGCGCTGTCAAACCCGGTGGAGGCTGCACTCACCGAGCGGCCCTGTAGTTTCCCGGTGAACTTCCAGACATCGTTGACCGCGCCCTTGATTTCAAAGTCGGTTATCAGCCCGTAAGAACCTTTTAACTGCTCGGTGTTATCGCCCGTTTGAACCGTCAGCGTCTTAGGGCTGTTAATCGCCGTAGTGGGCGCGGCGAAGGTCCAGGCAGCGGTCAGAACTGACGCGGTGGTGGCCGGGGTTGCGCTGCCCCAGGCGGCATTAAGAAGGTACGCCCCGTTTTCAGGTGTAAAGTCACCGTCAAGGGCTACCTCGAAAACGTCACTCACAAAGACGGGCGCTCCCTGGTCACTCCCGGTCATTAGCCCGGTCTGGTAATCGTTTTGAACTGTTTTTAGTTCGCTCATGTCGGCAATCTGGCCCTTGATGCCGGTTAGCACCTTCCCGGTAGTGACCGCCGTACCTTTAACCGTTTCTGGGCCAACCTGAATCCTTTGTAACTGTGTAGCACCCATCGTTTTTACTCCTTCTAAATCCGCCACTTTTGCCCGGTAACAATGTTGTAGCAAGTAGTGCGGTTAATTCCATAAATTTTAGCTATCGCGGGGGCGTTTAAATTCCCCTTGTTGTACAAATCGCGCATTTCGCGCACTAGCGTTGCTGTTAACTTTGTTTTCCAATGGTTTTCCCCATTGTTTGAATATGTCTTCGCGCCCCGGCCTTTTTTAATTTTGTCCTTGACGTTATCCAGATTAGTACCCGCCCATAAGTGACGCGGGTTGACGCATGGCGGGTTGTCGCAAGCGTGACAAATGTGGGGTTTATCCTCTGGGATAGCCCCATAGGTAAGGGTATAAGCAATTCGGTGGGCAAGGTAATTTTTACCTTTTCGTTTGAGAGTGCCGTAGTTGTTTTTGTTTCGCCCGCCAGCCCAGGGCCAGCAAGCATCAGGGCCACCTGATACATCAACCTGTGACCAGAATATTTCTTCAAAAGGCTTGGTATTATTATTAAAAATACCAGCACAAGTAGTAGAGCAATATTTACGGGTAGAACTTTTTGAAGAGAAAGGGTTCTTGCAGTAACCGCAAGTAATAGTAAAAGGCATAATTGACCTCCTTGAAAATAGGAGGCAGGGGAAGGGGGAAAAGCATTATTCGTGGTATAATTACTCTTGCCTTGACCTGCCGAAATCAGGTTAAACGCATTGGTAGAAGGGCGTTGGTAGCGTCCTTTTACCACCTCTATTATATCATTTTTAGCCGATTGTAACAATCTAAACCCCTTATTGCTTTTGCTTTTAACTGGCTAACTGGCTACCATTTCGGCCAACCGCTCTTTATGCGCCCTCTGGTACTCGGCCATCGCTTGCATTTCAACCGCTTCGGCCATTGCCGCCCGGTCAACCTTCCCGGCCAGGCTGCGCCCGTACCGCCCGTAAAGGCCGCTGTAGGCGTTGTGCCAGAGGTAGGCGTGGGAAGACTGGTCATAACTACTCTTGACTACCATGTGGGCGTTGCGGGCCATCTCCCGCCTGGCTTCGGGCTTATCAATCAGGGCGCAAATGGCCTCAAACCAGTCGTCCGGCTCCCTGGCTACTAAAGCGGTGGCCCCAGGCGTTACGTAGTCCTCGTACACGGTAGGCGACACCACCGAGGCAGCCCCGGCAGCCCCGGCCTCAAGGTATTTGATTGCCGACTTCGAGCGGTTAAACAGGGTTGGCTCAAGCGGGCAAAGGTTGATGTCAAAGCTCATGACCGTTTCGGAGTGTTGCAAAAAGGGAGTCCAGGTTTTCCACCAGACCAGCCCGGCCTCGGTAGCCTCTTTCAAGTCCTCTTTCAAGTAGTCGAAGTTACCCCCGCCGATGACGAACCGTACCCGTTTACCGTATTTCGCGGCCACTTTCTTTAGTGACTTGGATACCTGCTTCCAGTCCTCAATGTGGGACAACCCGCCCTGAATGCCGATAACTACCGGCTTGGTAGCGTCATTCACGCCCAGCCCGGTAAGCCTCCTGTGGCGGATTTGAGGCATTGAAAGTTGCACCTTTTGGGGTTCGCTTTCGCCTGGTTCAGGTGCTGGGCCGTCCATAATCCAGTCCTCGCGGTTGTAAAGGTCAAAGTCAATCAGGTTGGGGACAACCACCACCCGGTCACTCTCAACCCCGCAAACGTCCATAATGCGCTGCCGGAGAAATTGAGTAGAGCAGGTCACAAAGTCCATGCCTTTGAGAGTTACTTTGATACGTTCGGGGGTATGTTCGCCTAAAGCCTCGTAAGCCGGGTTGTGCTTTTCAACTGACCACATATCGTCATCAATGTCCCCGCCAAAGAGCGAACCGGCCTGGTGGACCCGCTCAATCAGCATCTTGATAAGCTCAAGGTTGACCGCGTCTACCGGCTGGTTTTCCTGACCGTCAAGCGATACCACCGGCCTTAAAAGTGTGGTCATCTCGTAGGTGGCCCCGGCTAACCGCTTTTGAGCCTGGGTGAAACCCCCATCGTCATTAGCCAGCGAAAGGTAGTCGTAAACCCGGCCCATGCTGGATAGCTCGACAAACGGGCTAATCAAGCGGTAATAGCTACAGCCACTGTCGAGGCCATCATATAAGCCCAAAACTCTAGGTTTCTGCTGCGTCCTGGTCATCTGCTAACCCTCTACCGGCTCATAAGTAGCGATAAATATGTCTGCTTTGCAGGGGTAAATTTCACCCTTTATACCCTGGATAACGTAGTCGCCAAAGACGGCCCGCATTACACCTTCCAAAGTACTGATGTCGCAATACTTGGGGAATGTGATAATATCCAAGCTTTTAACTTTGTCTTGAAACCAATCAGGTCGATGATCAATCCCGTATTTGAACGCCTCAATAACAACTGGCCTTTTTCTAAACTTACTCATAATTCCCCTTTCCCTTTCCCCTATTCCTTGCCTCTCGAATTACCTTGACCTAGACCCCTTGCGTTAACACATTCTTGATAGTTGCGGAAAGCATTACTTCATACCCCACGTAGACCGCCCCGCCGGGTGTATACTCCAGCGCCCGGTAATGCATTTCATCAACGTTGGCATGGTCAATCCCCGCGTCATTAAGTTTCACGTGCGGGAAGAAAGCGTCCGGTACACTGTCGATAAACGGCCTGGCCTGTTTCTCAATCGCTACTAAACCCTTCGAGTAGTGGGCGACCAGCAGGAGGAACTTAATCGAGTAGTCCTTGCGCTGGAAGCCGAAAGCCTGGGCGGGTGGTGTTGCAACCGACTGGACAAGCGGAATGACGCATGGCAAGTCACCGGAGCCGCTAGGTGGCGTGTCGGGCGCTTCGGCGTAAGCCCGCTTTATCCCTGGTACGGTCATAAATATGGCGTTAGCGGCGCTTATAATGTCGGTTATCGTTTTGTTAGCTGTCATCTAAGCATTGCCTTAACTATTGCGTCCGTATACTCGGCTATAATGAACTGCGTATTACGCTCTAACGCTGGCCGTAGGTACGGTTTGCGCCGCTCCTGAATGGCTGCGTAAGGCGTATCAGCGTAAAGGCTCACAGTTGTACCGCCCCGCACTTCGTAGCCGATGGAAGCCCTTAAGCGGCCTGTACGGACGGCTACAATTGACTGAGCAGCGCCGACCAGTTGACGGCCCACATTCGGAAACCGCGCCCTTACCTCGGATTGCACGTCCTCCGGGAAACTGTTTAGCTTCGGCGTGATGGTGTCCTTTGTGACCTTGAAACCGATTTTCACTTCTTGTCGGCCTTGTTGGTTTCGGGTTCAGCCCCGGATTCAGCAACCACTTCGACCAGGGCCGCTTCGAGTTCGGGCGCGTAAAAGACCAGATCGCCTCCCTCAATGTCGTTGTAGTCGGCGGATTCAATTAGTACCCCGGCCCCGGTCTGACCCCGGACGTAACTCGCTACTACCTTTGCATCGGGCGGGAGTTGCTCCTTTAATAGCGGTTGCAAAGCTTCCAGAAGTTGCGGCCCGCTTAATTCAATCTTCTTTACTCTTGCCATCCTCTTTTTGCCTTTCCTCCCTTACCAATCTTTAATAATTCGGGTGCTTCCTGCGGTAGGTTTCGAGTAACGCCCTGGTGGAGCCGTTAATCAGGTCATCGGCTATCTTGAGCGTTCCCAGGTCGCCGTTACCGACTGCCCGGCTGTAGGCGTTGTCCCGGCCCTTGTAAATCCGGGCGGCTATTTGCAAGCAAGCCTCTCTTACATCGGGCGGAATGGGGCTTTGAGTAATCGGGTTGACCGGCCAGCCCCATGTACCTGTCACCCGGACGGCCTGGTAGCCCCTCGGCCAATAAAGGCCGCTGGCAAAGTCGCGGTAAGTGCCGGGTTGAATGGCCTGAACCTGAAAGTTAGCCATTGGCACAAAGGCCAACCCGGTATAGGGTTCGCCCTGGCTGGCTACGTTTTGAGGCCACAAATAGACATCGGTATTAATGGTCAGGGTGGTAAGAGAAGCCCCGGCCAGGCCCCCGGTGTAATCGGCTTTCAGTTCGCTCACGGAAAGCAAGTCGTCTACATAAAGTATTTGAGGCGCTCGCCCGGTGTACTGGCCTTTGAAGGACGGCCCTTCAAAATAGCGGGTTTCGGTGACTTGCCCGAATTGCCGGTTGCAGTAGCGTTTAACCGCCCCGGTAGCACCCGCCACCGCGTCAACAAAGTTTGAGTCATCGGACGTGCCGGTTTCGTTCAGCCGGGATTTCAGAGAGGCTATCGAACAGTAATAGACCGGGAGGTCAAGCTGGCCGCTCTCGGCGGTAGTGGGGGTGCTTTTGTAATAGGAAAAGCGGTAGAAGTCGGAGGCGACCCCGGCATTATCGACAATGGGGTAAACCGTCTGACCGCTAACAAGCGAAGTAGCCGGGGTTACCTCGGCGTAAGTACCGTCATAGGTGGCCGACTTGTAAAGTTTTAACTTGTCGTAATAGCCGGTAATGCTGGCTATGTCCGGCTGAACCGCAATTTCAAGGACTCGCATGGCTTATCAATCAAATCTTTCGTTATGGGGCTTCCCTTTTCAGGTAAAGCCCCTATTGTTGACTAAATTGATAGGCTATGCCACATCCAGACCCGGAAATAAAGTCACGGAGCAGAAGGCTCCGGGGATACTTACCACGATGTCGCAGCGTTTGGTCACTTTGATATAGACCGTATCGGACAGGAAGCCCAGGCTGCGGTCAATTTCAAGTTCAAGGTCTTGCCGGTCGCCGATAAGCACTTTCGACCAGTCGCCGACCAGGACCGTGCCAGTGCCGGAGGTGTTGGCGCTCATGGTTAGCTGGTTAGCGTTGGCCTGGGTCATACCGACTAACCGCCCGAACTGAACCTGATTAGGGTCATTCGAGGTCCGGCCCTGCGCGGCCTCGATGTCGGCCCAGCGGAACCCGCCGATAGCGTTCAAGGCGATAGGCTGTCCGGTGGTGTCGATTGCCGAAAGCACCTGGTCGCTGATGCGGGAGTGCATCACCATGCCGTTGGGCCGGGCGTTGTTGTTTCGGACAAGGCCAGCCGCTTTGACAAAGGCTTTGTACTCAGGCGCGGCGGAAGCGGCCCCGGTGGTATAGGCGAATGTGCCAATGCCAGAGTTCAAGATACCTTTGGGGGTTTCCCCGCTGCCGCTACCCTGAAGGAAAGCGTCATCTTCTTTGAGGGCCAGGGCCGCCGCGATGTCCTCACGGACAATCTGCTCAATGCCGGGGTTGGCGTCAGCCATCATTTCCTTAGTTACCTGGACCACCGCGTAAAGCTTACGGGCCACAAAGCGCAGTTGGCCGAAGGTCTGCTGGCTGGTGGTCAGGGCCGCGCCCTCCGCCCCCCAATAAGCGGAAGCGCCTGCGGTCAGGCTGGGCATGGTCATGGTGTCGCTGCTCATCGGGATAACCCGGACCCCTGGCATTTGCCGGACAACCGCTTGCGCCCGTAAGAGGTCTACAATCTCGGTGGACTGCTGGGTAGGCACAAGATAACCGCCCGCGCTGCCAACGGTTTCATTCAGGGCTTTGTAGCCCGCGTCAAGGCCTTTCTGGTTTTCGATGTACTGCCATTCCCGGCCCTCTTTACCGTACTTGGCAAACTTCAGAATGGAGAACTCGTTTTTAGCCGCACCCTTGTTGATGTTGAAAGACTTGGCCGCAGCATCGCCCCCGAAGTTCATGCGGCTACCTAGCCGCCATGCCTTGCCAATTTCAAGGGCTTTGGCGTTGACTTCCTCATCATACTTGCGTTTGGCATCGGCTTCGGCCTGGGCATCGGCTTCCTCTTTCGCCAGTTGCGCCTCGACAATCGCTTTAGCTGCCGCCTCAATTTTGAGGGTTTCGCGCTCAGCTAACATTTCCTGAATGGCCTTAGCTTCCGGCCCGCTAAAGGTGATGGTTCCCTGGTCTTGCTGGCTGTCCTGGTCATTGTTGCCGCCCTCAACAGCCGCTTTGTCTTGAGTTTTTGCGCTCATTTTGGTTTCAACTCCTTGTGCTTTTAAATTGTTGAGGGCTTGCTTCAGTTGAAGTTCCTCACTTTTAGAACTTGTTGCCGTTATCGAACCCATGTCTTTCCCTGCTGAGAAAGGGTTGGGCTTGCCGCCTGTCATGGTCATGCCTGTCCTGGGCTTGCTACTGCTGTTCTTCTGCATTGGCGTTGCCCCACCGTCCGGCCCATCGTCTTCGTCACTCTCACCGGTCAGGGCTTCGAGTAAAGCAATCGCCTGTTCAATAGCCGCTTTGTCCGTCCGGCTGTTACGCGCCCCGGCCTTCTCACCTTCGCTATAAACCCCGGCCCCTGAACCGGCCAATGTGAAGGCATCTTCCACGCTCAAGCCGTAATCGCTTTGCAGTTCGAGTGACTTACAAAGTGAGAAGGTTGCCAGACCTTGCACCGGGACGGGTGCAATCGAGTGTTCGTAAACATCCTGGATTTCAACAATCGTTTTAGCGGCGTTCCTGGCCCATACCCCGGCAATCGAGAAAGCCCGGTAAAGGCCGCCCTTGATTTTGTTGTAGATGTCGGTTAGCTCAACCGCTTTCTCGCTGGGCTTTGGAATGAAGTCCTTGACCCACACCCCGGTGTCGTCAATGCGGTATTCCACCGTAACGCCGACCGCTTTATGGCCCACCTGTCTGTCCCGCCCGTGATTGAACAGGACAATCGGGTTGGTTTCAAAGTAGGTTTCCAGCGCCTTGCGAGAAGTCCGGCCTCGCGACAGGTCTAACCGCCAGTTCTCGTCAACCCGGTCACGCGGCCCCCACACGGCGCAGTAACCTTCTATATAAATCCCGACTTCGCCATCGTGATATATTTCTGCAACCGACTTACTAGATATTGCGAATGGGAAAGTAAAGTCTTGCATTACTTGCTCAGCCTCAATTTGACAATAGGAACTTTCCTTGCTATAATTTGAGTATGAGCGATAATAGAAATTACAACTACATACCCGAAAAATTGCAAGAAACTATAGTTTCTGAATACCTCGGCGGGGCTTTGACTACACAGCTTCAAAAGAAATACCATATAAATAATGGCAATCTGAATAGCCTGTTTAAAGCCAAAGGTGTTTACTCTCCCAGACGTAATCAAAGGAACGGGGGCAATTCCCGAAAGAATACCTTTGACTATGGGTTTTTCGATGAACTCACTCCAAAAACCGCTTATTGGGCGGGGTTTATTTTTGCGGATGGGAATATCAATAAATCTGGGTATGCCACCACGGTATCTCTTGAACTCGGTTGTGCCGATAAGAACCATCTGCAACAATTCGTTCAAGATATTAATTACTCTGGCGAAATTAGAACTAGGGCTAGGAAACCTAGAGATATGGTTTCTATTTCCCTGGCTCATTGGGGGCTTGATGCCACACTCCTTAAATGGGGTGTAATCCCCAGGAAGTCCTATAACTTTATCCCGCCTGAGATACCTACTGACCTTCTCCCACACTTCCTTAGAGGCTGGGTTGATGGCGATGGCAATGTTGTTGCGGATAAATTTAAAGAACGTATTGTTATAACCGGAAACCAACTTGCACTTGAATGGTTTCAGAAAACTATGGTCGAGCTTGGCTATAAAGGTACTAGCAAGATAAACAGCCTTACCAGAACTAAAGCCGTTCAACTCTGGTTTAGAGGTAACTTGCAAACTAGAGAAGTTATGGGTATTTTGCAGGCCGGCACAAGTTTTGGGCTTGAACGTAAATGGGGACCAGCAAAAACTTATTATGCTAATATTCCCCCAAAGATTTGTTCTGCTTGTGGAGTTCCTCTCAGGCAGAGTTCCATACATGGGTTTTGCAAACCATGTGGTAAGTTGCCTGAAAATAGAAAACTGTTCCGCTACAAAATAATTCACTAGTTTAGGCCTCGGTCGGAGTGACTACGTTCGTGCCGGTAGTGGCCTGGCTGCTGTTGCTAAAGCCCTGGTTGTACAGCACCGGGGCAACCGTGCCAGTCCCGACCCCGCTCACGTTGTAATAGATATACTTCGAGAGCTTGTCGTTAAGGTGGTAGGCTACAACCCCCGCCGAAGTGCTGGACACGTTGTTAGCCCCGCCAATCGCTACCGCCGTACCAGCCGCCCCGGTAGCCGTCCCGGTTGATAGGGCGATGTTCCAGCTTGTGCCGACCGCAAGCGCGTCAATAATCAAGGTGGAATTGGACGGGTAATCCACTTCCTCATAACCCGTGACGGCTGTGCCGCTCGACACCAGGCCACCGAGCTTGACGACCCGCGTTTCTTGAGTGTGTTCTGCCATTTTTGGTAAACTCCTTTATCTTTCTTTCTGTTTTGGTTCTGCTTTGCTTTGCTATGGTTCTTTATGCCTTAAGTTTCGTTAACCGCCGTTAACACTGTCGTTGTCGTCACTGGTCGATGCCGCGAGGGTACAACGGCACATGACCCGCTCTTTGGCCGGTGCGTCCGGGTCGCCGGGGTATTTCAATTCGTAGCCGCCAACCTCGAAGGCTTTGCCGTCTTGCCTGACTTGCCCGTCTGCCTTTGCGTGGGTATGCCTTACCCGCCCGTCCCGGCGCGTGACCCACATGAGGGACTTCTGCCCGGCAGCATCGAACCCGGTCAGCTTGCCGTAGTTGAGGGCGCTAACCGTTTCCGTCCCGGCAATCGTGGCCGCTCTCGCGCTGTCAAACAGGTTTCGGATTTCCTTTATCTGCTCGGCCTGGGATTTACCGCTGGTATTCTCGGTAATTGCGGCTATGGCATCCTTCGTATTCTTCCAGACCGTTTCGGCCATTTGCGCGGCCCTGGCTTTCGCCTCTTTCGCTACCCCTGTTTGATTTCCGCTCCCGGTTGGCCCCATGTGGTTGAGGGTGGCATCCAGATACCCGGCAATTACAGCCTGTGTAATGTGCGGTAGGGCGGCCTTATGCAAGCGGTCAATCAAAACAGTGCCGAGCTTTTGAATACCGAGTGAGATACCGAGAGCTTTTGCGCCCTGGTCTGCCGTGTCTGCCGTACTGTCAGTGGACAGGTCAAGCTCGGATAAGAAGTCATCAACCAGGCCGGTTAGCGCGTCCTCAATCTCGGAGGCGAACTCTTTCTCAAGGCCGGTGGCTTTCTTATCGAAGTCCTGCCAGATAGCCGCTTTCGCGTCCTCGGTCAGAGTCAGAGTTAAGGCTTTGCCCTGATTGTTAGCGGTCAGTCCCGGTTTCTCAGGCTGTGCCTGCGTTGGTGCTTGCGTTGGTGCTTGCTCCCCTGTCGGTAATTGAGCCGGGGATGAGGATAATTTGGGGTCATTTTGCGGGTTAAGGGTTTCGCGAATGTCCTGGGGCTGCGGCCTTGCATCAGCCGCCTCTTGCGGCATTTCGTCCGGTATATCGCCCCAACCGAACTGTTCACCCGTAATGGTCTTAATCGCCTTGCGTTTCTCGGAGTTGGACAGGCTGGTTAGCTTGTCAACCTTAATCACGTTGTCCAGCATTTCCGCTTCGGCTACTTTGATAGGCAAAGGGAATTTGATTGAGTAACGCGGGTCGTAGCGTTTGGTCAGCTTCTTGAACCCGCCCTCAAAGCGGTGGGTCTTGGGGGCAATTGTGTTTAACCAGAAGACTTCGGTCAGGTGGTCGTTCTTGACGTTGGCACGGCCCTGGTGGCCCGCCTCGGAAATGGGAACGCCAAAGCCCATGAAGATTTCTTCCCTGTTCAAGTTGCGAATGTCGGTAGTCCCCAGGTCGGTATGACCTATGCTCATGGACTTCCAGTCCAGACCGCCGTCAAGTAGTAGGGGCTTAAAGAAGTTGGAAATCCCGGTATGCTCTTGCAACAACTGTTCTTTAAGCCGCGCAAAGTCCGGGTCGGTCATATGTTCTTTAGCCACGAATGCGCCTGGAATAACCGCCCCGTTCTGGTAAAGGGCCTGGACCGAGTCGCTAATGTCTATCTCGGTATTGAGGTTTCCGGCCAGGGCTTGCAGCGTCCCTTGCCCCCAGAAGATTGAGGACGGGTTGCTCATTTTAAAGTGGAGAATTTCGTCAGGTTCGTAGACCCGTTTAGAAGTGCCGCCCGGTTCGTAAATGTAACCAAGTATGCCGCTATCAGGTGACACAGCCAGCTTGATATAGGCCGGGTTAAGCGGGTACAGGCACTCAGGGCGGCCTAAACCGTCCATGTTGTCCATAAGTAGGATGGCGTTACCGCAAAGCTCCAGGTGAGCGGCCAGCGTTTCTTTTAGCTCGTACCAGTCCTGGTAAGGGTTGGGATGTTCGAGGAGGGCGGCCAGGGAGTTGTCCTCTGCCGGTTTCTGGCCGAGGGTAGCAATCGTCTTGCCCGTCTGGTCAATGAAGTCGGTGGGCAGCCCCGCTATGGAATTGGCAATCGTATTGACGCAAATATAGACCGAGGCAATCGAACTGTAAGCGCCCAGGTAATCGCCGGTATTCCTGAACCGGGATATGGGAAGGTTGGTAAAGTTGGCGTTAGAGGGCCGGTATCCGCCGAATATGCCGTTGCCGCTGCCGCCACTGTCAAGGCCAACCACCGAACCGCCGGAGCCTGAGAATGTCCCCAGGAACGACTTGGAGGCTTGCACAAAGCGGGTAGCCAAAGCCCCCGGCTTGACAAAGAAGGGCAAGCGGGGCCGGGTCTGGTTGTGGTTATTGTTGGTGGGCTGCTGTGGTTGTGACAATGAAAAAGCGCCCCTTATCAACTACTCTCGGTAGTCAATCGGGACGCTCATGGGCGTTCTAAATATTAAAATATTGCGGTCAATATCTAATTTACCATATTACGTTACTACTGTCAATAGGGTTATTTCTTTCCTTCTAATTTCCAATCCCACCAGTAGAAATTAACCCAATGGCCTCTACTGGTCTTGCGGTCAAGACGTTCTTTTTCTACCCAGCACGAATAACCCCTTTTCGCCGCTTTATAAACAATTGTTTTTGTTTTTACCATAGCCTGTAGGGCGGTTATAGGGCGGCCACCTAAAGTAATGTAATCAGGTTCTTCTATAGTCTCCTGAAGTACCATATTCACCCGTGGGCGCAGGTGAATAACGATAGGGGCGTAAGGAAAGAGTCGGTCTTCAGTATCTACGACGAACTCTTCAACCCCTTCCGGCCAATCCATCGGATACCCGTAAGAAGCTATTATTTCAACGGCTTGCGTTAGATTTAGGCCGCCGTAAATTTTATAAATCCAGTCTGGAATATCACTCATGCTATCATTCCCCTCCTACCCCTATTATACCCTACTTTACCCTTAAATCCCCGTCACGCCCAACGACTTTGTACTGACTTCCACCACCCGGCGTTGCCCATGCGCCCTTGCTTGCATCTGCAAGTGGGTCGGGTCGGCAGCGTTCACCCGGCAGACCAGCGTCCCGTTAAAGCGCACGTCAAGCCAGCGAATACGCGGCCCCTTCTTCTGTTGGGGCTGCTCTTGGGGCTGTGGCTGTTCGGTTGTCTGGTCGGGCGGCTGTGGGTTGGACATGGTAGTTATGGTTAGTCCTCTAGCGAATTGAAAACGCTTTTAAGACCGCCTGGTTATCGGCTTCCCGGAGCGCAAGCAACTTGTTTATCTGATCTTGCAAGCCCCGGATTAACTCAAGTTGCTTACCGTTTTCGGTGATTAACTGGCCCACTAACGGCACTAGCTTTTCAAGGTCGGCTATTCTTTTGATTTGCTGTTTTAATGCTTCTAAATAGACCTGGTTGATTTCAACCTGCAATACTGAGGAAACATCGGCCATGCTATCTCCTACTTTCCCTTTTTTTCTCAATACTTCCTGGATAAAATCAGCAAAAGTAATATCCTCAACTTTATCAGTCGTAACTCTTTTGCCGTATTCCGGTAAATTGCCGGATAACAAAATCATTGACTTATCGAATTCATTAGGTTCGTTTGCTTTTCTAAGTTGGTCGGCTATTCTATCAACAGCCTCATGTGTCCAACCAGAAAATATATAAACGGTTTTATCCATTGTAAGTTTTTCTTCCTTTCTTCCTATCCCTTTTCCATTGTGGTTTCAAACCGCGTAACATTAGCTGCCATGTAACTTTTTCAGCGAAATTAGGAGCGCATTCATGCATCGTTTCGTCAATCTTTTCCAACCCGACAAACCCGGCGGCTTGCATGAGGGCAGATAAGACGGGCAGGTCAAGGCTGCGTTTGTGGGACTGAGCTTCGGCGGCTAACGGGTTGGCGGCTTTCATCTGCTGGTACTGGGCGAATGAGTAGAACCCGGTGGTAACTGCCAATAGCCCGGTTAAGGGCTGGTCGGTCAGCACCGGGAAAGGTTGGGCGGTCATCCAAAGATTGACGGCTGCCTGGTGGTCAGGACAACTTAAAGTTATGTCGCCACCGGGCCGGAGGATTTCAAACCAGCGCAACAGGGCGGCCATGGGGTCTGTGACGTGCTCTATACAGTGGCCCGAAAATATGCTGTCCACGCTGCCAGGCTCGAAGCTCGGTAAGGTGGTAATGTCTTCAAGCAAATCCGGCTCGAACTCCGGGACAATATCGACTGACAGCCAACCGGGCGGTTTGAAGTTACCGGCCCCTAAGTTTAAGCGGATTGCCTTATTTGTTACCTCTAGTGTCATACTTTCTCCCCATCTACAGTTGGAGGGTTCAAAATAACCTCATGGTTCTTCTTGATCATTTCTATTATTTGGTCATAGTATGCGGCACCAGAAGGCGAAAATACCCGAATCGCACCTACAGTCTTTAAAGACGCTTCAACACTTATATCTACAAGTTTACTTAAACTTACCACCATAACTTGTAGATTCTCTTTGCTAACACGGTCTAAATCCATAACCTATCCCTTCCTCATTATCATTACAACCGGCGGAAACCGGGGCGGGCCGGATGTTTCCATATTTCCAAAGCTATAGCGCGGGCCATTACCCGGTCATCATAGCAACCTGATTGCGCCCCTACTGAGCCGTCATCATGGTAAGTAAAAGTAAGACACTCGCCAAGCATCGCGTTATCTTTGAAGTTCTCCGGCGCGTCTTCCAGGGCTTTAGCCAGGCTGGAAAGCATAATAGGCTTGGTCTTACTGGTAGTCGGCCAGCCCGGTTTCAATTGCTCTTGCCCGTGCTGGTCATAGTCCCGGTGCTTGTAAATACGGCAATTACCCGTCCCGTTATTTATTAGCGTGGTAAGCACAGCATGGCCGTGATTATTGCGCTCAACCCCAACTAATGCCTGGTTGTAAGTTGCGGCCAGGGCTTCTAATTTCCCGGCATAGACATGAGGACTCCAACGCCCGTGCATTGCGGCGACATCCTCCCCGGTAGACTGTTTAAGCACATAAGCCGAGCAATAATCACCGTCTGATAAGCCCTCAGCAACATCGGCCCCGATGACATAATCCTGGCCGGGTTGTGGTTGCTCCCAGACCAATAAGTTACCGTTGTCTTTTGTTTCGATGGGGAGCCGCCCGCCTACCGTTTTAGCCCTGAGAACAATGTCGGTTTCAAAGAAACTGTTACCACTGGTAATAAAACAGGTTTCGCTATCTTCCGGGTATTCTTGAAAGAACAGGGCTTTAAGGGTTGAACGTTTCCAACGACGCCAGTTGATTTGAGAGCGGTCAAGTCCGGCCCGTTCCATTAGCCGCGTTTCGTCTTCGGAAAGCTCACGCCCGGTATCAACCATGTAAGCAGCCGCTTCTTTATCGCTCAAGCGGTATTCGGTCTGTTCCCACCAGGGGAAGAAATGCGCCCGGTAGCCGTTCACCCCGGCGGTGGCTTCGGTGTACAAATTGTGGAAGAAGCCCCCCGCGCCGTTGGCTGTACTCTCAAGGTCTACCATTGCGCTTTTGGTGGCCGACTCCATGAGGCCGCCGAAAATCTGGTCGGGGTTGGGCCAGCGACTGACCTCTGAGCCGTGAATAGCATTTGCGGTTGTGCCCCGACCCGGCCCGTTCTTGCCCCCGGCTGTAAAGACGATGTAACGGGAATTGAGGACCGGGAAATATAACTCGCGCCGGTTAGAATACTTTGCAACCGGCCTGAACTCCGGCGGTAAGTTGTTGTAAAAGTAGTGGATGGTATCGAATAGAATTTCAGTAGTATCCGCGTCATGGGCGGCTGTAACGGCTGTAAAGTTTTCCTCGGTCACAACCCTGGCGAAATTCTGAGCAAGTATAAGAGTGGATAACCCAACTTGCCGGGGCTTAAGGTAGATATTGCGGAGGCGTTGCTCAGTAACAACTTTACGCTGGATTGGGGTCAAGCGAAAAGGCAAAGTCTTACGCTCTTTGGATTTTACAACCAGCAGCGTTTCGATATATTCGGTTGTGTTGAGCAGCGTGTCTAACAATCTTTGTCCTTGCTATTCCCCAGGCTCAGGCTGTTGTTGTATATTGCGCTCCGCTCTAAGCTTCTTAATCATTTCGCTGTAGGGGTCGGTCACTTCAAGCTTGCCTTCAGTTCTAGCAGGCGCATCCAGCCCTAAGAGTTTCGCCCTGCGCTCAATGCACCACTGTACCCCGGTCAGGTAACGCGGGTCGCCTGGAACGTTCTTCGCTTCAATCGAAGTTTTATCAGGTAGCACTATTAGTTTTTGGGTGGTTTCCCAGGAAGCCCAGTAGGTGCGTTCAAGGTTATCAATTTTTGCCAACTCCCGGCTTTTGGCTTCATCCATGTTGGCTGCGCCGGACTTCACCCACCGTTCTTGAAGTATTTTCAAGTCATAACTAATTTGCTGCTGAGAAACTCCCATCTCAGTAGCCATGTCAACTTGAGGCTTCCCAACAAGGTAAAGTTGAGATAGCTTCGCTAAATCCTGTTCACGCTCTAACGGTGTACGTTTCGGTCTTGCCACTTGATTACTAACCCCATGTTACAAACTCTGACTGACTAACCCTTCCTACCCACCCCGCCCTCATACTCATCCTTCAGCCCAATCAACCTACCCACTTCCAGGTCACTGAAACTTTTACCGCCCTTGAACCGCTTTTGAAGTAGGATTTGAAGTGGCCCCCACCGGGAACCGTGTACCGCCCTTAACGCTGCGCGGTAGTCGGGGTATTGACCAGGGTCAACAGGTGGCCTGGGCCGGACGGCAAGCTGGAAGCGTTGATGATAGGGCAGTAGTTCCATTGCTTTGTTCTACCCCACTAAATGCCAGACCCCGTCATAGTAGATAAAAGCCTGAAGAACGATTGCCAGGGTTAATGCCCGGAATGCCAACCGCTTAATGTGCTTTGCCTTTGTCATGTGGTTGCCGCCTCTCTCTCTCAGATAATTAATTCTAATTTGCTGCTTTAATTATCCACCAGGCTGGTCTAAAGCACACTACCCAAAACAGTAGTATTTTCTTCGTAATGCGTAACCAGCACCCAGCGGCAAATGGCGGTTCTATTCGGCAAAGCCAACTTTGAACAAATACTTTTAATGTGGTATCTGACTGTTTCGGGTGAGATGAAGATAATCCCTGCTATCTGCCGATCAGTCAGGGCCAACGCCACAAGCGAAGCTACCTCCCGCTCGCGCCGGGTAAGATGCTCTAGCGGCTGGCTCTGCTGGTTTAGGTTTAGATTGGTGGCGGTTGGGTTGGTCATAGTTGGCTGGGTTTCCTAACTTGCTAATTGTCGAAAAGGATTGCCATATTTCGTGACGTACCAGACGGCAAGGCCAACTCTGCTATAAACTCCTAACTTACCGAAACAAGCCGTAATATGGTTTTTGACGGTATTCCCAGCTATACCTAAATAGCGACCTATTTCAGCATTGTTCTTGTCCTGAGTTATCATGCGGATTATTGCTAATTCCCGTTCAGTAAGTGGGCTTCCCAACAAATAATCTCTCTCGCGCTGGCCTACTTGTCTATGCCTTTGCATCTTTCACTCCTTTGCACGCGTGGCACACCCCGTCCGGCTGCCACCCACCACAGCAGGCGCAGGTGTAACCTTTGCCAGTCTGCAAGTGGTCTATCTCCAAATCCAATTTATCAATAACCGCTGCTTGTACCGCATGGTCACGCCGGTAGAGTGCCACAAGATTACTCAGCCGCTTGACCTCGGCTACCAGTCCATCAATTGCGGCAAGTACATCTACTGAATCCCATAGACAAACAGCGCTATCGAGCAACTCACACTTAAGGTCCTCAATCGCCACAAGGTCTAAAACCGGGCCGGGTGTAGTTTCTACCGTCTGTGGGCCGTTTCGCCCGTCCTGCGCCTCTGAGGGCTTGCTGTGAGTCATTTTGAAACCCCCTTCGGTTTGGCGTTTTTCTTCAAGTAACTGAGAGTATGCTCTTTATCCGAATGCACCCTAACCACTATTTCGTGGTTATCCGGGACTGGAATAATCGCTACTAATTCAGCATCCGGGGAAACCTCCGGGGCGAACTGCTTAACCCAATCGAAAAATTCCTTTTCGGGGATGTTAATCGCTAAATTGATTTTTCTGCTACTCATGCTTTCACCACCCTTCCTCTTTCCATAATTGGCCGGTAATACGTCTCGTAACGGTCGGTCATATACCTGGCCCTACTGCAACAAGTCAGACACCATGCATTTTCCCCGAGTTCGGTTCTAGCGTCATCTCTGTGACCTAGAAACTCGGCTAAATCTTTAAGACTTTTGCAATTAGGGCAGAAACGCACTGAACCTTTCATACTCTTACCTTCTTTCTTTTCCCACTTCCACTTTCACGTTCTCTCAAACTCTCAAGCCGGGGCAGTTTCGGCTTTGACCGGGGATGCTCTCTCGCCCACACGCCCATAGCCTCCCACTCCTCATCCCGGTCAAGCTTGTCCTGGGTTTGCCACTCGGCATCGGCTTCACGGGCCAGGCCCAACCGGCGCAAGTGGATTGCTAAGACTGCGAGCATAATGACGATAATGATGATGATTTCCACGGTGGGCCTGTCCTTTCTATTTCTTGTTAAAATTCAAACTATCTAACCTGCCAGCTTATGTATCCATCTCCCCGCCTGGTCGGCCAGGGCAGCACCCCAATACCACGGTTCCCTGCCACGCTTTGCCCGGTGCGGTTCACCCTGACCTCATAGCCCTCCGCTTTGAGCCACGCCAGGGCTTTGTGTGCTTCCTCCCTCAGACGGCGTTCCTGGGCCTCGTGGTACTGGATGTCGGACTGTTTGCGGTTGTAGTGGCTAGAGTTCTGGCCGGGGTTGTACATGGTTAGGTGGCTCCTTTCTGGTGGGGGATATATCCCTAAGTTCGGTTATTTGCCTCTGTACCCGCCTTCACGTTTGTCTTTCAAAGTAGCTGGACAAAGGCTGACCCAATTACAAAACCCACAATTTTTTCTAGAAACCTCGGGTTCGGGCAACTGCACCCGGAGCCAGTGGTCACGAATGCTTACAACTCTTTCTAATTCCGCCTCCATAAACCTGGGATTATACTCAATCAGGTACTCGCGCCTATCTGAAACATCATTTCGATTTATCACATAGACGACCCCGAACTGAGAACGCTCTCCGGTTATATGGTTACGGTAGAAATGCATTTGGGCCTGAATTTGGGCTTCATAATCCGCTAACCTACCGGGAAAGTACCTCTGGTTTGATCCATTTAAATAATCACCGGCAACTGTTTTAATTTCGACAGGGATATGTAATTTTGGTTCCGAACCATACAAAACCGCATCAATCCTTATGCCCATTTTGTAATTGGCAAACTCTCTTGCCACATCAGGAGGCAGACAATCACTCCCCAACGTCAACTCAATGGCAGGTCTCCCATTGGCTAAAATAACCGCTTTGCCACTATCGACAAACTCTTGCTGAATCATCCCATGCAGAGCATCACCGGTTCGTGCTGCTAAATCCCACTGCCAATTATATTTTTTATCGGTTGGCTCATACCCCAACAAACCATATAATTGCTCCCTGGAACAGTGCCAATAGCCCGACCCATGAATAGACCTTGAAACCCTCTGCGGCCCCTTGAGCGCCTTCTCAGAGGCGTAAGCCCTTAACTGGTTGGTCAAAGTCCGTTCGTTGGAAGGGTCAACCATCTGGTAAGTGGTCAATGGGTTATCTCCTGCGCTGCTCTTGCGCCAATCTTGTTTTTAATTTCCTCTCGCCTCTCCTGGCCGGCTGCCACCAGCATGGGTAGTTCGATGTGACCGGCCGGCACCAGGGCGGCTATGCAGTTGCCTACAGCGGTCAAAGCTTTATCGTCCTGGCTGTAAAGGATCGCCATGAAGTGGTGGCGGTAGATGACGATGGAAGGGTAGGAAGTGGTGGTTAGCATTTTTAACTTAACCTCTTTCTGTTATTTTCTGCTGCTTGCCTGTTGTAATCATCAATTTTTTGTTGGGATTGTTTCCGGGTTGTCCAGAAGATACCCTCACCTAATTGAGCTAATTTGAAATTTTCTTTTGTTTGAAAAGATGTAACCTGGAAAGGTGGTTTAATAAAATTCTTATAAGCTATGGTCATTGTTCTATAGCGTAGATGACAAGCTAGTAAGCTACCTTCCGGGTTAAGTACATAAACTTTCCCAAAAGATTTATAATGACAATTTCTGATTTCGGCCGGTATTCTGGAATCCTCCACACCTACTCGATCTAAATCCCAAACCCATAAAACCGGATAACCTTTAGAGTTGTAATAGCGGTTCCTTTCTTCCCAGTTTGGTATCGAGATAGCAGACGCCTGGCATTCGACTACTAGCCGATCCCGGCCGGATGTGATAACCATATCGGCCCGGTGTTCTTTTCCGAACGGTACTTCTAAACTAACTTGCATCGGCTCTTTTATGTACCTGGAGATTTGGTATTTCATTTCTTCATGCCGGGCGCCTTCCCCAGTTGCGAAAGAGCAAAGGCTATTCGGTCTATGTGCGAAATGGGCGCAAACAATTACCCCACTTTTATAGACAACCTGTTCTTTGCAACCAGGGCAAAAATAATTGTCATCCCGGTTTGCTTCCCAGCTAAGTATTTGGTTTTGGTTTTGGTCTGTGGCTTGTAGCATCTTTTATCTTTCTCAACTTTTCGGTAATAGTTGGTAACAGGTAATGGTAATGGTAATCCCCCTAAAGGGGGGAATTACCTGTGTTACCTGTTACCTGGTAGCAATTACCTGGTAATTACCTGCTGTTACCTGTTACCAACTTACTTAAAATAAGTCTTGTGGTAAGAGGTAATCCTTACCGGCCTGGGTGACTTTAAATACCGGACTTCGGCCGGTGAGAACTTTCTCAGCCAGCCGCAAATCCACAATTTTAGATAAAACCCTAAAGAAGATAGCTTTTGCGCTTTTCTCGGTCTTCGGGTCGATCTCTAAAATGCTCATCAACTTGGCGGAAGTGAGACCCTCACTTTCGATAGCCGACTGATTCAGGGTTTCAAGGATGGTCCTACCCAGGGCCGGTAATCTATCTTGATTTTGATAATTGCCAGTGTTACCGCTTTCGTCTTCTTCGACCAGGACGCAACTATCTTCAAATTCAAAGAGGTCGCCGGTCGTCTGGAGCCGGTAAAGTTTGGTTCCGAACTCTTTAGCGTCTTTTTGTTTTTCGCATTTGACGGTAATCAGTTTCTGGTCGTTATCGACTTTCTTTGCGGTTTCAATGATGGTGTCAAAGTCGCCGGTTATAACGCTCGAACCGCGCGGGCTACCGCCCATCTTCGGGGAGTGGTGAACGACACCAATCGTCGCGTTATATTTGCGCCTTAAATTGTCACAGGCCGAAACAAACAACCGCATATCCTTTGCGTCGTTTTCGTCACCGCCCACGTAGCACTTGCTCAGGGTGTCAAAGATTACGAATGCCGGGGGGTCTTCCTTATAGAAGTCGTCAATAGTGGTTTCCAGCCGCAGCACCTGCTCCGGCAGAAGAAGTTGTACCGGCATAGGGATAAACCGGATGTTATCGTTGGGGATTTGTTCGTGGTATCTATACCAGGCGTTTGCCCTGGCATAGTAGCCGTTAGCACTCTCAGCTATTACATAAATTACTTTATGCCCGGCAGCGGCCGCCTGGAGGGCCAGGTCAAGCATTAAGAAACTCTTAGCGGTTTGTGTCGGGCCGTAGATACAGGCCAGATAGCCCCGGACTAAGATAGGTTCAATCAGCCAGGTTGGTTTTGGCAGGCCGCCCAGTTCTTCAAAAGTCAGTAGTGGGAAATACTGGTAAGTTTCTTTCTTCGGTTCGCCCGGTTCGCCGTCAATGACTTCGCCGGTTTCGGTATCGACATTTGAGGGCGGCTTTTGGGTTGACGGCTGCCCCTGGCTCTGGCCGGACCATTCCGAGAAGTCCAATATCTTTTTGTAGTCCGGTAACTCTGGAATATATAGGGGGTTAGTTTTGCCATGTTCAATTCCCCATTGGATTGTCTGGTGCATTTCGCGCCGATTAAGGCCGGGGTGGCCGCTATAGGCTTCTTCCAGGCGGCGGCGTATTTCTGTTTCGGTAACAAGTCCCGGCTCCCCCTGGAGATAACCGCCCATGACGCGGGAGGAATTTCTAAGGGTGTGGTGGCGTTCGCCTTTAATAGCTGCCCGGATTCTTTCGCAATGCCGGTCCAACACTTTTTCGAGAAAAGCTTTCTTACCTTTTTCGGAGTTACCGCCGGAAGGGGTTAATACTTTGCGCCGTTCTGCATCGGCCGCTTCCTGGTCTTTTCTTTCCTGGTCTAAATAAACCCGGTGGTTCTTCCTGACTTTTGCAACCACTGACATGGGTAGGATGTTATTTGTAAAAGTCGGGCTGCTGTCCTTACTACCGTAAAACAACCGGCATGGGTCGGTGCAGGTATCATCAGCGTTAGCGGCAAACTTCCAAATAAAAGCCGTTACAACTTCGCGGTAGTATTCCGGGTCGTAGATCGGATTATCAAGTTCAAATACAATTCGGAATTTGGGCGCCTGGGGGGTGCTGGAGAACGTGTAATAAAACAGGCCGTGGTAGTTGGAAACAATCGGGTCACTCATTATCTCCAGCACGTCATCCGGCCCGGCCCGGTCGAAGTCCAGGGCGATATAACCGGCCGCCAGGAAATTGTTTTGTTGCCTACGGCCTTTGTGTTGGGTTGAAAATGCATGACCGGCATTAACTTCTAACGCCAGTTGGTCTAAACTTAAATCTTCATTCACAAAGCGAGTAGCAAGTATTTCCCAATCCTTACTTTTATTGACTACTGCTCTGTTAACCGATAGCTTCATCAAAGTCGTTTTCCTGGTTTTTTGTTAATCGCTTGTTACTTAAACCGTCCAAAGGCGGCCCACCTTGCCGGGAGAGCCGCCTGTTTCTTTGGTGCTAGAAAGGGGACTTCCCGGTCGCCTGGGGGGGCTGCTGGGCGCGAGTCCCCAGCGGTACTTTGGGTTGGCCTTGTCCGGCCGCTTTACCAGAACCGAACTGGATAACCGGCAACTCCGCTTTGAACTCGTTTAGGAAAGAGCGGAAGTCGCCTTTCTCGTTAGCGGTGGTGTTAACCCGGACCCAGCACTGCTTACCGACCAGCATGGAAGGGTGAACCGCGCCATGCTTCTCACTGTAGTCTTTGGCGTCTTCTCCCAACAAAGACGAAATCATTGGATACATCGTGCTTTTAACCGGGTCTTTGGCTTCGATGTTTACAAATGCTGGGATTTTCCCCCCTTGGAATTCGCTATCCACCGGGCGGTTCTGTTTATCAGCCTCCCCTTGAATACAGAACTCGAAAACACACTTAGTCTTGTCACCATACTGGCCTTTGGAGAGATAGGGTTTCCCGATACGTACAAGCTCCATCAGATACCACCCATCCGGTACTATTGCGTTGTCTTCAAACCCCCCGCCAGATTTTTCAGTGAAATTCCAGCCAAGTAGTTCGTCAAGTTCGTTAAGTTGGTTAGCACTCATTGTCTCGGTTGTCATGGTTGTTACACCCTTTCTGACGTTGTTACACGTCTGTTAGTTGGAATAGTTTTAGAAGGTTTCGTTCTTCTAAAATCAATAAATTTGGCGTTTTTAGAACTGTTGCAAGACTTGCAGAGCATCTGGCAATTGCCTATGCCGTCTCCACCACCTTTAGAAATTGGTAGAATATGGTCTAAGGTTAAAGTTATTTCTGGTTCAAATTTATGGCACATTAAACATTGATAACTTTGTATTTCTTTAAGGTATTTAACTTCATCTGCTGTATGGCTTCCGCCATTGCCAGCTTTTCTGACTCGCCTCATAGAGTTATGCGCAAGTCTTCTTGCTTTGTTCTCCTGGCGATATTTTCGGCGGTACTCAGAGAGCGTATCTAG